GGCCACCGTTGACTCTATAGATCATCAAGGGGACATCGTAACGGCGGATGCGTCAATTTCAGCATTTACTAACTTTAGGAATAACATTAGAGAGATGCACGATGAGAAAAAAGCGGTGGGAAAACTTATTTCTTTTAAACAGGATACCTTCTACGACCCAGAGACAAATAAGTCGTATAGTGGAATCTTTGTTTCCACATACGTTAGCAAGGGTGCTCAGGACACATGGGAAAAGGTCTTGGACGGAACTCTTACAGGTTTTTCAATCGGTGGCAGTGTAAAGGATTACGAGGATACCTATGATGAGGGCATGGGAAAGTCAATCAGAATAATTAAAGAGTATGATCTTTTTGAGCTTTCTCTTGTGGACAATCCTGCTAATCAGTACGCTAACGTCATTAGCATTGAAAAGGGTCATGCTGGAGGGTACCTTTCTAAGGCTCTCATCGAGAACGTGTTTTGGTGTAATAGTGACAACGTAGTTCAATTAAGTTCTGACAGTTTGTCAAGTTGCCCTAGATGCGATAAGGGCATGAGCAATATTGGTTTCGTTGAGACCAATGATGCACAAAAGACAGAAGTAGTAAAGTCTATTCTTTCTACTGTCAAAAATGATGCAAAGGAGGTAAGCAAAATGAATAACGATACAGTTGAAACAGAGCCTACAGAAGAACCAGCGGAATCTGTTGTAGAAAAAGCTGTTGACTCGGAAGTAGAAAAAACTGAAGACTCCGAAGTTGAAAAAGCTTCCGTTGAAAAAGACGAAGCAGAAGATGAAGTAGTCGAAGAAAAGTCTATGCACGAAGAAAAAGACATGGATGAAAAAGACCCCATGGAAGAAGAAAAGTCCATGAGTGCTGATGAAAAAGGCAAAGACGATATGTTAGAGCAAACAAAAGCACTGTCTGATCAAATACACACGACACTCAGCAACATTGCTGACACAATGAAAGTTCTTAATGAGAAGGTAGAAGAGCTCAATAAGACCGTTGTGGGAGTCAAGGAAGATGTCAATACAGTAAAAAATGAGTTTGGAAAGCGTGTAGATGCAGTGGAAAAAGATACTGCTTTCCGTAAGTCTGGCGACCTTGGAGAGGTTGTGCAGGAGCCAATTTTCGAAAAGGCTAAAAGATCGCTATGGGATGGACGTTTCCTCACGAAGTCCGACCTATTTAACTAAAAATAAAAGAAAAAATGGAGGTGAAGTACAATGTCAGAAGAAATCTTAAAGAATCAGCCAAGTGAAGCCGGTGAATACGGAGATCCAAACCCAGGTTTATTCCAGGGTCAAGGAGCTGTTGCAGCAGGTGGAATTGGCGGAGTAACTGATCCAGCCGCTGGCGTAGTAGGAAATATTCCTAACGCTAACTATGGAGTAACAACAGGACCAAACGCTGTCAACCCAACTGGTGTTGCTGGCGGAATCCTGAATCCAGAACAGGCTCGTCGTTTTATCGACTATGTTTGGGATGGTAGCGTTCTTGCCAAGGATGGCCGCAAGGTCACGATGAGAGCAAACACGATGGAGATTGAAAAAGTCAACGTTGGTGAGCGTGTTATTCGCGCTGCTTCTCAAGCACTTGGAGAGTATACAAACGCCGGAGCAACTTTCACAAAAGTTGAACTAACCACAAAAAAGATTCGTCTTGACTGGGAAGTTTCAACAGAGTCACTAGAAGATAATATCGAAGGTGGAGCACTTGAGGATCATCTTGTTCGCATGATGACAAGTGCTTTTGCAAATGACATCGAAGATCTAGCAATTAATGGTGACGGCGGTGCAGATCCATTCCTCGGTATTATGAATGGTTTTGTTAATCAAGTCACTACAGGTGGAGACGCTCATGAGGCAGTCGTTACTGTTTCAGCAAATGCATGGACCCCAGAAACAATGCAGCAAATCATTTACGCATTGCCACGCAAGTACCGTGCAGTAAAAAGCAACCTTAAGTTCTACGCTGGCACGGATACCTTCGCAGGTATCGTTGCAAGCAACGGAACACTTGCCGATGCAATTGCAGCAGCATTTGATCCTAGAGTTGCTGGTACTTCAGAACGCAGAGAGAACTACCTTAGTGGTGCAGGACAGACCCTTGGTGGAGCTAACGTCACTCGCGTACTTGGTATCGATGTTATGGAAGTTCCTTACTACCCTGCGGATTATGTCGATCTGACATTCCCACAGAACCGTGTTTGGGGATTCCAAAGAGACATCACAGTTAACCGTGAGTACAAGGCCAAGAAAGATACAATCGAATACACAGTGTTCGTTCGTCTTGGCATCACATGGGAAGAACTAGATGCAGTAGCTTACGCAGACGCGGCAGCCGACGTATCCTGATAGTAAAAATATCTAAGGGGGGCGGGTATAACACTCGCCCTCCTAAGTATATTCTGATATAATTAAACCTAAGAGAGGTGTAAAAATGTCAAACTTTGAAAAAATGACCGTTGTTCAGCTTAAAGAATATGCCAAGGATAATGGCGTAGATCTTGACGGAGCAAAAACAAAAACAAGTATTCTTTCTATTTTGGTGGGTATAGGATCAACTGCTGGAGAGTCAGAAAACAAAAGCGTCATCAGCTCGGAAATTACTTCTCCCAAAGCTAAGGCTGTAAAATCTCCGATAAAGGTAGACGACATGGGGATAATCACAACGGCCACAGCGGATAACTTCAAGGACAAGATATTTAGCTCAAAGCCAAAGATAGAAGAAGTAAAAAAGGTTGCAATTTATTCAGAAAAAAACATGAATTGGAACAGTATAGGAAGAATATCCAAGGGATATAATATTGTTACAAAGGAGGCAGCCGATATGTGGCTTACCCGAAAGGGAATTCGTGAAGCAGAACCCGAAGAAGTAGCAACACATTACGGCCTATAGACATGGACCTATTAAGACAAACACCCTTTAACTTTTCAATAAGCTTTTCAGTACCGTCTATATCAACAGACCACATCTTAGAAATATATGGAAGCCGTGGAGACGCAATTGTTTCTGAAGTTCTAACCTCTAATGCATCTGGAGTGATTACATATGAACTTCCTATGGGATTTCAAAAGTATGATGCATCTTACCCAGTATACATATACACAATAGATGTAGATGACTTAGCAGATGAAACAGTGGTCATAGATACACTTTACATATATAGACCCTACATCAACCCCAGAACGCTTTCAACTGGTACAGATTGTGATGCAGCTGAATACACTCAGCTAGAAAAAACAGCAAGATTTATCCTTGACACCCTCGTTGGAGGATTTTACTACGAGTCAAAAGCTATTGAGTTGACTGGCCTTGGATTGGATTACCTGCCACTACCCAAAAAAGCAAGTAGAATAAACTATGTTTATCAAAACAACGTGGCGGTATACAATAGATTGGTTCCGTTATCTGGTCAATACACTTATCTTATTAGCCCAGATAAAACATCACTAACAATAGACCTTGTTGGAGAATACAACAAAAAAGAATCTAGGAGTGTGCAGTTGCCAATGGCCGCATCTGATTCCTTAATGCTTTCTTCAGAAAATTATGACCAGGTTATCTCTCTAACCAATGGCGGAGGCAGCTCATTCTTTCCCAAGGGGGCTGACTTCACTATTTATGGCGAGTGGGGGTGGCCAGTAGTTCCACAAGAAATAAAAGAAGCGACTAGAATTCTTATTGATGACATTAAGTGTGGAAGGCTTGCCTATGTTAGTAGATATGTAACAGAATATGAAACAGACCAGTTTAGAGTAAAGTATGGAGATCTTGCATCAAGTGGATCGGGGAATCTAATTGTGGACAAGATTATACAAAAATACTCTATACCTATCTACAGATTAGGGGTGCTTTAGTTGTTTTGTGATCCAGAAGCATTCTATTCAATGAACTTGGATGTTTATTATTCTTATCAATCTCAAGATGCATTTGGCGCAGCAATCAAAACCTGGAACCTAAATCAAACACTCATTGGCTATGTTCAGCAGGAAGGTTCAATGGAAAAAAATTCCTTAAAGGCAGAAACATTTTTTGAGTACAGCAACAGGTTGGTGGGAAGAACATATGTTGATCCAAGAATCTCTATGGAGGGAACAGGCTATCCAATAACTAGCATGTTGATAACAAACATACAAGACTCTAAAACTGGAACCACATTCTACACAGAAAGTGCTGGAAAGAGGTCTGGAGAGCCAACGATATACGACGTAATGTCTGTAGATCCACACATAAACCCCTGGAATGAAATAGAGTATTACAAGGTTTACTTTGTTCGTTCTGATTTGCAGGAGATAAATCGTGATTAGCGTTAGGTTTGACACCAAGGGGCTTGAGAGGGCTCTAAGGAATTCTGTTTCTTATAGCAATGGATTTATCGATGGCATAGAGATGGAAAGGTTGCGTTTCAATAGGTTTTTGGGCGGGGTAACGGCAGAGGCCCTTGGGGAGTATATAGACCAAAAGGCAAGAATGAACACGGAGTCCCTACATCATGTTTACGAATGGAACAGAATTGGAGAAAAGTCGGCAAGGCTTTTTAGTTTCAATGTAAATGCTGGAAAAAATCTTATATCCTTTTCTGGAAAGTTCTTGCCATCAAGATCTACATCAGATACCTCGTCAGAGCCATTTGCAAATAAGGCAGAAATGATGGAAAATAAGATAGCCATAACAATTGAGCCACAAAACTCAGAGCTCCTTGCTTTTGAAGATGACGGACAGATGGTTTTTACATCAAATTCTATCTATATTGCAAACCCAGGTGGGGATGCTGTCGCAGGAAGCTTTGGAGAAGTTATTAGTGAGTTTTTTAGTCAATACTTTACGTCATCCATTTTAAGACAACTAATGTCTGACCTGGAAACCCCAAGTGAGTTTTCTAAATACTTTTCTCAAGGGGTAAAATCTGGTGGAAGGTCTGTTGGAGTTGCTGCTGGAAGAAAATACTTCAGGGTTAAAGGAGCTGAATCTTTATGAGCTTGTCTGATTTTTCCTTTGCCCCAGTTGTTGTGAATAATTACCTATGGAGCGTAATGAAGTTGGTGGAGCCATCTCTTTCTAGTTCATCAAACTATGGATCAACCATTCCATTTCTCCCGCTAGGAGACGCGGCAGCGGGAACCCTGGGGTGGGAAGACAAAACTTATGTTATATATGACAGAATGTTTAAAGCAATGAAAGACCCATCCTATTGGGTGAAGTGTGAAGAGGTTAAGTATCAGTTAAAGGCAAAAGAGCAAGATACTTTTATCTGGGGATCTGCAATACAGCAAATCCTTGACAGACACGATGATGCGGCAAAGGATGTAAATGATTGGATAAGGAGTAATAGTGGAGATAACGCTTATCCTATATTCTTCCATAGTATAAGGGTGTTTCAGCTAGCAAGATACCTGGCAACCGATTCAGCAAACACAAGAGACTTGAGTTCAAGGTCTTTTTATGTAACGGAGTTTGCAGTCGATATGAAATACCACTACACGAAATCCCTAGAGGATTACCTATAAAACGGTGATATAATGTAAAAGAGGGAACGTCACCATAAATAAAAAATATGGAGAAAGAGGTAAAAGATATGGCATATACACGCGGAGATTCAAAAAACATTATTGTCGGCGCAGCAGCAATGTTCGTTTCGACTGGTGCAGATTTTGATCCAGCAACAGTAGTCTTTCCAGACTTTGTTGAGGATACAAAATACATTGACACGCTAACAGACTCAGTAGATGGTCAAGCTTTGGTTCGGAACATTGGTTACACGACTAATGGTCTCGAACTTCAGTTTCAGCCAGATTTTGGGGAGGTTCAAGTAGATCAACTTCTTGACGTTGCAAAATTGTATAAGCAAGGAATGCAAGTTAATCTTAATACTGCTTTTGCAGAGGCTACGCTTGAGAACCTTTTGGTTGCTATCGCAGCACCATCAGCTGATTATAGTGCAAGCACAACACTTGACAATCCAATTGATAGTGGATCTGCATCAACAGCATCCGTGCTTGAAATGACTTCAGGAGCTATTGGCGAGTGTCCAGTAGAAAGAGGTCTTGTTGCAGTTGGACCAGGCACAGGAGACTGTGACCCAGGAGCATACATTGAGCGCATTTATGTTGCTTACCGTGCTCTGTCTATTGACAGTGTAACTGTATCAGCAAAAAGAGATGAAGCTTCTATGTTTGAAGTTTCATTCCGCTTGCTTCCGGCAAACAGCGGTTCTTATGGAAAAATTGTTGATAGAACAATTAACTCTACGACCTGATAAAACATAATAATAACTGAATAGTCAGCAGCCCCCAGTGCGTTTTGCACGGGGGCTGTTGTCATTTTCCACCGTTATTTTCCTGGGGTAGCTATGATATACTTTACCTATTAAATACCAGAAAGGGTAAAAACATGGCAACGCAGATATACGAAACAGAAGAGCTAGAGTTGATGGACGGAACAAAGATCAATATGCGTCCACTAAAGATTTCACTTCTTAGAGATTTTATGAAAAAATTTGATACCGTAGTTGAGGTGGCAACCAGCAATGTTGAGTCAATGGACGTATTGGTTGAATGCGCCATGATTGCCATGAAGCAGTATGATGAATCCTACTCAACAGATACAGAAAAGTTTGAAGATGTTACAGACATCAAGATGGTGTATAAGATCATTGAGGCTGCCTCCGGCATCAAGTTGGACGCAGAGGGAAACGATCTAGTGGCAGCGGCTCTACCTGGAACGAGCTAGATCTAGCTAAGCTTGAGGCAGAAGTTTTTATCTTAGGAAATTGGTTAGATTATGAACAGCTAGAGGCTAGCCTATCTATGCCAGAATTGGTCGCCACGCTAGATGCAACAAGGAGTGTAGAAGAAAGAAAAAACAAATTCTCTGCCGCAATCCAGGGGATAGATTTGGGGAGCGGATCAGAGGATGGTAAGGGGCAGAAGGAGTGGGAAGACATGAAATCAAGAGTTTTCACTGGCGGTGCAGTAAAAGATTCTAGAGATATAACATCCCTTCAAGGACAAAATGCTAAAAAGGTAGGGTTTGGGATAAACAACGGTCTTGAATACTCATCAGGAAAGAGTCCTAAAAATCCAATGTCATAAAAAAGGCCCCACAAAATGGTATAATCATATTGGTGAAAAAATAAATGGCTAACGTGAGTGCAAACATCATTGTCGATATTAATACCATCGCGGCCCAAGCAAAGTTAAAAAGTCTTGCCGCGCAAATAACTAACTTCAATCGGTCAGTTTCTTATGCAAGTGGCGGCGGAGCACAGAAGGCAGCAGCACTAAACAGAGCACTTGCCGACGGCATTAATGGCATGGGTGATTTTAAGGCCAGGGTCGTTCCAGTAGCAACCTCGGTTGAAAGATTTACGACGGCACTAGAGGGAAATAAGATGTCCCTCGGTCAGTATACGAAGCATGCAGCATCACAAGTGCCAGGACTGGGAAAGATGTTCCGAAAAGAATGGGACATGATGACAAATGTTGCCACGGATCGTGTCAAGAAGATGCAGTCTCAGTACATAGAGCTAGGAAAATCAGCAAAACATGCACAGCAAGCTCTTCAGATAACCCCAACGGGACTGCGAAGTGGGTATGCAACAGATGTTGCAGTTGCCGCACAAAGATCACAGATATTTAACAAGATAATTAATGATGGATCAACAAAGATGCTTAACTGGGGAAAGAATACCCAGTGGGCTGGTAGACAGCTTATGGTTGGGTTCAGCATACCCCTAGCCGCCCTGGGAGCCGTTGCTGCAAAGACTTTTATGGAGCTGGACAAGGCTAGCGTTTCCTTCACAAGAGTATATGGAGATCTTTCAACATCGACAAAAGAAACTTATAAAAATCTAGAGGCTATGAAAGAACTTGGAAATGAATATACCAAGTATGGAATTGCAGTAAAAGATACACTAGATCTGGCCTCTAGAGTTGCTGCAACGGGTGCCATTGGCGCAGATTTGGCGGCAGCCACAGAGCAAACCCTTAGGTTCGCTACCCTAGGCCAGATTGACTACAACTTGGCGCTTGAGGCAACAATTTCCTTGCAAACAGCATTTGGGGTAAGCTCAGACAAATTAGCCGAAAATATTGATTATCTCAACGCCGTAGAAAACCAAACGGTCTTAACGATTGAGGATATGGCAACAGCCATTCCCACAGTAGCGACAGTGGTTGAGGGTCTAGGTGGAGACGTAAAGGATCTTGCTGTTTTTATGACCGCAATGAAAGAGGGCGGCATCTCTGCACAACAGGGAGCAAACGCTCTCAAATCTGGTTTGGCAAGACTCTTCAACCCAACAAAAGCAGCAACTGAGCAGCTAGCTAAGTATGGAATCAGTATTAAGGAAATGGTTAGCTCCAATAGGGGAGACTTAATGGGGCTCGTTCAAGACTTTGGAAAGGCACTGTCCTCACTGGACGATCTCGAACGTCAACAGACTCTAGAAAAAGTTTTTGGAAAGTTCCAGTATGCAAGAATCGGGGCATTGTTTAAGAATATGGCTTCTGATTCAAGCCAGGCAAGTAGAGCAATAGACCTCTCCAAGATGTCTCTGATAGATCTAGCAAAGCTTTCAGAAAAAGAGCTTTCAACGATTGAAGAATCGACAACTGTTAAGTTTAAAAAGGCTATGGAAAGTCTAAAAGTTTCTATTGCTCCATTGGGAGAGGCGTTTCTTAAGGGGCTCATGCCAATAATTGACGTCTTGACTAAGATTGGAGGGTTCTTTAATGACTTGCCAGATCCCATAAAGACTGCAATAGCTGTAGTTGTTGGGGCGGTAGCAGGAATTGGACCCGTAATCTTGATGACTGTTGGTTTAATGGCTAACGGATTTGCAAATATCGTAAAGCTCATCCAGGTATTTAGGAAAAGTATTGCTGGAATTAAAGGAGATGCGTCAGCATTTGGATACCTCGCTTCCTCAGAGCTTGAAGCAATGGCAGCATCAGAGGCACTTGAGAAAAGCGTAACGAGCCTAACGACAAATCTCCTATTGCAGCGCCGCGCCGTTACCGGATTGATTCGGGAATACGAAAGATATTCCGTTGCCGCTGGATTAGCGGGGGCTGGGGTAGCTCCCCGACGCATGGGCGGAGCACGGGGTTCACCCCGGGCACCAAGACCACCAATGAGGCTGGCTGGCGGGGTGACAGGAGTTCCAGGAAGAGGAAATAAAGATACTATTCCAGCACTCCTCACGCCTGGAGAAAGCGTCATAACAAAGAAAGCCACACAAGCGTATGGACCAATACTGCAACAAATGAATGATGGAACTCTTCCAGGATTTGCAGGTGGGCTTATGCCCGGAGTCCAGCTTTCCCACGCAATGGCATCTAAGGTAATGGGTTATGGAAGGAAAGCTGCTCAGTCAAAACAAATTCTGCAACTTTCTGATGCTATCTTTCTTGCAAAAGCTGGGGCTTCCGCTCAGCTAGAGGTATTGGGCAATCTAAAGCTTGGATTGCCGAAAAGATTCAACCAGGATATGAGAACGAGGGTTAACCCAAGAACAGGAAAGCGTACAGGAAAAGGATCAAATAAAGATTCATTGGCTGAGCATATCTTGAGTGAAGATCTAACTCCCCACCTGTTTTCATCTTTAGATATACCAGAAGAATCTAAGAAAATTTTTAGAAAGGAGCTGTCTGATGCTCTAAGTCTGATGAGTAGAGAAAAAGATCTAGTGTGGGATGACGACTTCGCTAAAGCATTTGAACTGGCAGAAAAGGCAACAGTTAGAAAATTGATCGACAAGGGGAAGCCCGAGGTTGCGAATAGACTTGCATCGATATTGACAGCATCAAGGGAAGACTTTGAGACAAGGGTACACTTCTCTCTACCACCTGCCGCAAAGGGTAGAAAGTATAAGGGTGACAAGGAGGCAAAGGCAGCAGCAGAAGCAATGGGCCTGCTATCGGAAGACATGGAACCATTTTATTACAATACCTATAATAGGAAACCAGCTGCTCTTATCTACAACCCAGCGACCAAGAACTATGTTCAGGTTTTACAGGGACAAACTAGAAAATTAAGAAAAGGTTCCTCATGGGAGGAACAGCTGATGTCTGCTGATCCAAACTGGTATGAAAGAAATATTCAAAATAAAAACACGGGTGGATCAATATTTGAATCTCAATCACAAACAAGAGTTCCTGGAATGGGCAACAAGGACACTGTTCCTGCAATGCTCACCCCAGGAGAGTTTGTTATCAACAAGAAGGCTACAAGAGAGAACCTTCCACTAATTAATTCAATTAACGATGGAAGTATTGCTAATTTTGGTGTTGGTGGGGGGGTATTCCTTGGAAAGGCACACTCGTTTTCCAATGTTCTTGCTGCTAGAGAAAAGCTTGCTGCTGCAAAACAAAAGCAATCATTGTTGAGGAAAGAGGCAATATCTAGCTCAGATGTTGCTGCTAGAGAGGGTATCTTTGCTGATCTACCACTAACAGACCTTGGTCCAATGAAAGAGAGAATTGGAGGAAGAAGTTCAAGTTTTGGAATGAATGGAATATATGGGGCTGGGGTATTCAAGGCATCAGACAACCCAGCAGCAGCCTTGGCAGAAGTTCGTGGGGCAAAAATGTCTTCAGCATTTGGCCTAAGTTCTCCAGACCAGAAACTAGTTAAGATAAGAGATCCGGGGGATGGTGGATTTATTGTTGGTACGCTGTCAAAGTTTGATCAGAAATTTGCAAAAACAACTAGAAAGTTTTCAAAAGATTCCATGTTTGATCAAATTCTTGGAGTTCTCTATAGAAGAGACTTAGATACCCAAGCAGACAATCTGTACAGCAGGGTTGTCGCAGACGTAAGTCAGGCTAGATATAAGACCGCCGCGAGCACTAGCGCAAAAATAGCCGACCCCGCATCTATTCTTGACTTTATGCCAAAAGCCTTCTTGCAACAAGCGGCTGGTGCTAAAAAGTGGTTTATGCAAGAAACAGCCAACTTTGCCAGACAGATGACTCCTATGCAATATTCTGACGGTATGGAAAAAGCAATGCTAAGAGCAAGATCAAACGCAAAAAAAACAACAGATGCTTTGCCAAACTCCAATGCAGCTGAAAAGAAGAAATACTATGAAGACCTAATAAAAGATTTAGACGACCTATCCACGGTCAATTGGAAAACCCAACAAGAAGTTCACAGTTCTATCTTCCCATCCCCAGCTAAAAAGACAAAGGCAAACAAGTCTCACAACGAGGGGCTGACCAGCTTCTTTGCAAATATGGGTGGGCAGGTACCACCAGATCTAGTTCAAGGCCTCTCCTTGGGTGGCACGGTAAACATGCTCTCAAAGAAATCCCATAAGGCATTCTCTGATTTTACTTCTGCAACTGGATCAGGGGTTAGAGGAATAAAGAAGTCTATCATTGAAGACCCAGCGATGGGTAAGGTATTCCGTTCTGGCTTTACAAGAAGCAAAGAAGATGAGGTTTTACATAGGGCAACATTCTTAGATCGTCTTCCCCAGGCGGGAGAGATTTTTTCCATGGGGCCACTGGCATCATTTTCTCCAAGGGGAGTTCCTGTTACTCAGCACTTAAGTGGAACAAAAATACAACAGGACTCAGACTTTGCCAGATATAGATTAGCTACCGCAAAAAAACAAAACGACGACTATTCAAAAAGAATAGAGTTTATGAAAAGAAGTGGAATTGAGTCATACATGCCAGAAACACAGTTTACAGACAAAGTAACTGGTAAAGCTGGAATAGATGCCTGGTTTGAAAATACCGCAAGAAGAACAAAAAGCAATAACACTCTGATGAGGGAACAAAAAAAGATAATCGCAAATTACGAAAAATACAAAAAAACGATCTTTGAGATACAAACACCCAAAGGTACAGTGAGAGCAAGCATCGACGAGATCTTGAAATCAGAAGATAGAATGTTTATGGGAAAGAAAGTTTCAGAAAAAGAAAGAATAATACACAATGCACAAATAAAGGTTTTAGACGTTGTCGATAGTAGTGGAATTGTAACAGTAAGAGGAAGACTCCTTTCCTCTGAGCTACCTGGCTATGACAGAATGGGTAAAACGTCTAGCTTCCAGTACCCACAAAATAGAAATGTTGGTGGACCAATATTTGATTCACAGTCTCAGACTTATGTCCCAGGGATGGGGAACACAGATACCGTTCCTGCCATGCTTACTCCAGGGGAGTTCGTAATAAACAAAAAGTCTACGAAAGAAAACCTTCCCTTAATTCAATCAATCAACAATGGAGAAACCCCTGGGTTTAATGATGGTGGAATGATTCCAGATGTTCAGAAGTTTGCCCTTGGGGGGGCAGCTCAATCAGTAAATCTATACAGGGCAGGAACCCATAGGTTTGGAAAATATTCCATTAATAAAAAAATGGATAAAAAAGCAAAGTATGGTCAATGGTCAGGAAAAGGACTTTATTTTGCAGAAAACATAAATGAATCAAAAAGATATTTAAGTCCAAGCATACTTGGAAAGATTCCGGGGGTTGGCCGAATGCTAAAAGTTGCGGGGCTTGAAAGAAGAATGTGGAAAACAAGAATTAGTCAATCTAGAATTCTTGATATGGATGAAACCCTAACAAAGGCTTTTGGTAGTAGAGAAGCTCTATCACGTTTTCAAACTAACCTAACAAGATCCGCAGCAAAGTATAAGGTTCCAGCAGATACCTTTTCAGATATGACACTGTTCTCTAACAACACCGCAGCCTCGCTCAAGATAGACACCCTTGAGGATCTTTCATCCTACTTAAGATCCACGGGAATGAAGTTAAAAAAGGCAAAAAATACTGCAGAAAATATCTGGTTGGATGCAGTAGGAAAGTCTGGCTATCATGCTCAAAAATTTCCAGAAAGGCTTGGTGCTGCAGGTCCTGCTTCATCAGCTGAGTATGTGTTTGGAAAAAGACCTCAAAGCATGAAAAGAGTGGGAAAAAAAGAAATCAAAAAAACAAGTTCAAGACACAATTTAATTGATGATTGGAGTCCTAATGCAACGGTCTTTAATAAAGGTGGAATGATTCCAGATGTTCAGAAGTTTGCCCTTGGAGGTCAAGTTATGGCCAGGATGATCTCATCAAGAAGACTTGCTCAGTCAAAACAAGGGGTGCAGCCAAAACTGACAGGCCCAATATTTACTAGATCAGAGGTGAGTAGCGTTGATGGAATAAATAGACCAACATTTAAAATTGGAAAACAACAAGATGAAGTTCTTTTTTCAGGGTTTAACGAGCAAGTTGGAGCTCTTAATGCAGGATCAAGAAACATTAGGACTGTTCCCGCTTCCCCACAAGGATTGCTGGCTGAGGCATTAAGATTAAGCCCAAGTGACCGGAAACTCTCATTAATGCTAAATAATATAAAAAGTAAAAGATACGGAAAAGAAGAAACACAGCTTTTAGATGACATTGCTGCATCTATGACAACAACTAGAACTGGCACACCCTCTCAAACAGAAAAGACAAACGGCTTGGCCCTAGTCCTTGCTTCTTTAAGCGGAGATCGTAGAGCAACAAGTAATGTTAAATTCAAAAGAGATTCTTTTTATCGTAACGTTGAAAAAAATAAAGCAGAAGAGTCTAAATTGGCAAGGCTGTCTAGCCAAGAGGAGGCTGCAACCTGGGATGACATTGCATTTGTTCATGCAACAGGTCATAAATTTGACAGAACCCCTGACGGTACGGTAAGCCTGCAACCTTATGGGCAGCACAGCCTAGGAGAAAAAACCGGAGTTGCTAGATCTTCTCTTCATTTTACTCCAAACTCAAATGTTGAAGGTCATATGATGGGTAGTTGGG